GTTCACATCAATTTCAGTCCATCGACCGTAGATTGTTACTCCTTTTGGGAATGTAACACTATCAACAACTATACCATTTGCTCCAGCACCAATGCCTTCAGTATTAATATATGTTGTTGCGCTTTCAGCAACTAACCCACTCGCACTATCAAAAACAGTGTCTGTTAACATTGTTATTGCTACAAAAACATTTCCTGATGTAGGAGTTATGGCATTTGAGCTTGCTGTTGTATATGTTGAACCGTTTATACTTCCAGTCCAATCATTTCTTGGTATTTTACTCATTGTTTATTATTTATTTATTATCTTGGTTCAAATTGTTCTAAACCAAACCCTCCTAAATTATCAAATCCTGCAGATTCAAAGTTTTTAGGTGGTTTATTGTTTTTTCTTTGATCTATTAATTCAGACTGTTGTGAAGCCTGTATTTTTGTTCTATCGTCTTTTCTATCTTCTTTGTACTTCTCTTTATCTTTAATTACATTTAAATCAGCGTCTTTAAGCTGCATATTCATTTCAAATTCTTTTTGCATTAATAACAATTTAATTTCTGCTTCTTTTTGTAGTTTTTCCATGTCCAAATCAGCTTGCACCTCCGCTAATTGAGCTTTACTTTGTGTTATAGCTTGTTGCTTTTGAACATCAGCTTGTGCGGCAGCTTGTGCGGCTTGCGCATTAGATTGTGTTTGCATTTGAATATTTTCTTGCTGTATTTGCCTATCTTGTTCAAACTTTTGTTTTCTTCTTAGTTTTAAATATTGATTTGCAAGTTTAAGATTTTTAATTTCACGTATATCAATAGCATCTTCTAAATTAATTTGATCTTTTTGAAGAGACATTTGTATATTGTTTTCAAGCAATTGTTTTTCTTCTTCATCTGGAGAAAGCTCTAAAAATATACCAAAATCATGAAGTTGTAACTTTGACATTTCATTTAACGTAGCTACATTGTATTTACCTATACTCTGTATAAAAGATTCTTTTGTTGGTCCAAATTCTAATACATCTGATATTCTAAGAGATATTGCTTCTGCTGTTTTAAGTGTAAGATATAATCCTCCTTGTAATACATGCCTTGTTGCAGTATTTGAATTTGCTGCAGCAATTTTTTGTAATCCCACTAATGCGTTTTTATCTGGTGTAGATCCATCTCTTGCTTCGTTTAATCCGGTCACATCTCTTATCATTTGTAAATAATAATTATATGAATTAATTAAACTATTTATTTTAGATTGTGATGCTGAAGACTGTAATTCTTGTATAGGAACTTTACCGTTATTAAATTCGCCATCTTGTGTCATTGATCTACCAATAACAGAACCTGTTTGGAAATACATGTTTAATGCTTCTTGAGCATTATAATTTGTACCGTTACCTAAATCTATTTCAGCAATACCATCTGCATCTAAATAAACACCATCTGGCACCATCCTTGATAGTACTTGTTGTAATTTTAAATGTGTTAATTGAATCATATCAGCAAATGTAGTCATTCTACTTACAAGTGATTCAACTTTACCTTTATACATTCTTGGCGCTACTATATTATAGCTAAATTGAGCTTTAACTGTATTAGATTTAGGTCTTGTCATATTTTCAGCTAACTTCCAACTTAACATTTTTTCTGATCCTACAATTTTTGCTCCACAATATATAACCTCAATAGTCCTATTAACTTTTTCAAATCTAGATCTTTGATCTTTTGGAGGATCAAATGTATCATCTTTTTTAATTGCTTTTGATGCACCAGTAGATGTTTCTTTTATTTTATGTACCTGATCTTTATATGTTTTATATTCAAAATATAATATATAAGCATAAGAATTATCTTCTGCGTCAGCCGTAGAATATGACTTATTATATAATTTTGTATTACTAGCTTGGTTTTCTACATGCTTTTGAATATCTTCATCTGTTAACTCAGGGTATTGTTTTTTAAGATCAACCACCGAAACTCTTCTTATTTCTCCCACATAATATATATCTTCAAAATAAGGTGAATCTGTATAAGAATAAACTAAATCTGATGGGTCTACATATTTTATATTTATACCCTCTGATGTTGTATACTCATTTTTTACAGCAGCCATACCCACAGTAGCAATATCGTAATCAAGTCTTTTCTTTATTAAATTATACTTATTATGATCAAATACATTATTAATTGCTTCTTCTTCTGCTATTTCAATAGAATCTTTATAATTTAACTGCATATGTAATTGCAGTTCTTCTTCATTTTCAGGTAAAGTATTAGGATCGTTATCATACAAATTTACACCAAATTCTTCATAAGCGGCATTATTAAAATCAGCTGTACGCATATCTTTTAAAATAGATTCCATATATGCTGTTCTTTTTTGTACTGAAGCTGGATCTTGCGAATAAGCTTTTACATCATATGTTCTTTCAGCAATACCATTAACAACTATATCTACAAATTTAGGTATAATTGGCACTGGTTTCCAATCTAAATTTAAATACGACAAATCACCATTTATAGATAATTCATCTTTATATTTTTGTATTGATTGTTCTCCTCTTGCGTATAATCTTAACCTGTGAAAGTTATCTCTATTAGCATAATACTTAGTTGATCCCGAGTCTCTTTTAAACCATTCAGATTCTATTGCTCTAGCAACACTTAAACCATAAGCGCTACTTGCTTTTTCTCCACTTGATACTGCTTGAGAGGGGAATATACCTGTTGATGATAAATCCATTTATTTTATTATTTTTGAAATATTTCCTTGATTGTTATATTTTTTAAAGCCAAAATCTAATACTTTAGTTTGTCTTTGTTGTTTTGGTTCATATAAGTGTCTGTTATTTGCAATTATTGCAAGCCCTGAACTTATAGCCGCGTCATGTTTAGTCCTGTTGTTTATATTAAATTTAGACCAATCATTTAATGTTGTATTAAAATATATATTGCCGTAGCTTCCATCTTCTTGTAACCCTACGTACTTGTCAATATATGATTCAATAGCTGCAGCATGTATTTGTTTTATATCTTCTGATGAATTAGGTATACCTCCTATTTCTCTTTCAGCTACAGATAATTTGTTTGCTGTTTTATCTGGTCTGTTCATTGAGTAACCTCTATATCCTCTTCTTTTTAAATAATATAAAAGTCTTGGTTTGTTATTTTCCGCAAGAAGTGGCATACCATAAAATACCAATGCCATTAATACATCTTCAAAAAATATTTCTGCTGTTTGCGGTCGAGCTATATATTCTAAAAAAAACGTATTAGAAGGTGCATCCTCCATACTAAATTTAGTTAATCCATGTAAAGCTCCTTTAGATCCTTGACCATCTGTCGTACCGGATATATCGTAGCTATCACATCCAAATGCTCCTATATGTTCATTTCCAGGATATTTAGCTCTATTTTTACTTATTACGCGATTTTGTAGATTTATACTTGGTACCCAAGATATATTAAATCTTCCATTTCTGTCAGGTGTAAAAATAACCCTAGAGTCTTTAACGCCGTTTTCCCACTGAAAGTTTCCTTTTGTAACTTCATTAGTGGATTTTATTCCGTCGTTGTAATCTATTTGTTCGTATATTTTTTGTAAATTAAATATACTATTTTTTGTTTCATCTCTGAACGCATGTTCTTCTGTTCTAGGAAACTGTCTGTAAAATTCATTTAATCCGTCTGAATCATTTTTTAATCCTTCTGCTTCATTTTCCCAGTGCTCAATTATTCCAATATCGATCTTATCACCATAGGGTCCTTCAACTGGAGACTTGGGTGTTTCGAATACAGGTAATCCATAAGAATCAATGAATCCTTCGTAGTTCCATTCCATAGGTATGAACAAACTATATAATCCCGAACTAGTCTGTCCGTTGCGGTTTCTTTTTGTAACGTCTGAGTCATTGTATAATTTTTTAAAGTTATCACCACCTTTATCTAAGGCATTTGAAGTAGATCCCATCATGCATTTTCCTATAATCCTACTTCCTAATCTCAGCGTTGTTTTAGTAACACGCCAGTTGTTTAATATGTTATCTGGTCTTTCCCATTTACCAGATTCATCGTGAACAAGTAATCTTAACTTTTCACC